ACCGTCGAGAAATCGGTTGTGGTATTCCCGTTGGCCGAGCCGTTGGTCGTGATCGACGCCTGCGCGCCCATTGCCGTTGCAGCAACGGGTCCGTTTGCCTGGATCTTGTAGGTAAGCCAGGGGTCTCGAGTGAACCAGGCATTGATCTGGGTCGCGACGGTATTCGCTGCCCAGAAGTTTGCGACGGTGCGACGTCCCGTCGAAGTGAGAGTGAACTCTACTCCCTGGAAGCTACCGATGATGCGGTTAGCCGCAGCACCGGCAGCCGCCGCGCCGAGAGCAGTGGGAAGGACCAAGTTGCCCGAAGGTGTCGCCTGATCGATCTGAACGGGAGCGTTCTGAAAGATATTCGAGGCAAAACCAGAGGCAATCGATCCCGCATTGTTACCGATCCGTACACCGGGTCCCTGTGGGGAGTTTACCGGTTGCAGACCGAACGGGTTGAAAGCAAGCATGTAGGACAACTCCTAATGAGTGAGTTATCCGCGATGCTCCCACCGTGACGCATTGACATTACTCGTCTTCGTCGGAGAAGGTAGGAACAGCGCGGGGCTGTCCCAGTTCTTGCGTGCCGACTTCGATGATCGGGGCCTTCATCTTGCCGCCGCGTCGCGCAGACTGCTGCGCTTCCTCGGCAACTTCCATTGCATTGTTGTAGATGGCCTCTTCTTCCTGCATGGGTGCCTCGAAATGCACCGAACGCATGAACGCCTCGTACAAATGGTTTGGAAGCTTCATAGCTACCATCTCGTTGACTCCGATTGCACCCTTGTAAGGACCATCTTTGATCCCTATGTGCTCGAACCCCGGAATCTCATCCGCCTGTATCAGGGAGTAGCCCAGACGCAAACGGCCGTGGATGGGGTCTCTCGGGTTCTGAGTCGTAGCCCAAAAGCAGTGATGACCTTCGATCTTCGGCAGATCGGGCAACGCAGACTGGAAAAACGTTCTGCGAAGCATGTCAACGCGCTGCTCATCCGTCAACTCCCGATTCTCAACGAGCGCCCGATCATTCGACCGACGGCTCTTACGGGTGTCTGACTCAGCCCTCGCACGTTTCAAATTATCTCTTTTCAATTCAGCTCTCCTTTACGAGTGCTTAGCGGCGACGACTGTCGTCGCGGTGCTGTCGGTCGTAGTCAGCGTACCGTTTCAGGTACTTCTGACGAAGTGTTGGGTTATCCCAGACTCCGGCTTCGATCATCGCTTCCTTGCGTTCAGCCGAAACGTACACTTCATTCTTCCCGATTCGACGTTCACGACCCCCGGTGGTAATCCGGGGACCCCGAGGCTTACGCCGCTGCGGTTCGTCCCGCTGCAAATCGTCCTCGTCATCCTGGTCGTCCTCGTCGTCACGATCTCTCTCGCGTCCGCGTCCCTTGCCGTTGCTCCGAGCTGCACGCCCGATGCCACGCTTCGCGAGACGCCGATTGTATTCTTCCCAGTACTCGGGGCTCCGAGCATCCAAGCGACCCTCAGCGTACAAGGAATCCTCAATCGTCTTGGCGATCCTTGAATCCTCGTCCCCGAGTTGCGGGTCGAACCAATCACTATTGTCTTCGAGCCAGCTCTCAGCATTCCGCTTAATCACAGGATCCATTGCAGGATTCTGCGTCTGACGCTGCCGGGCTCGATTGATTACCTGATTCCGCGTTTGAAGCAAGTTCTGCTTCTCATCACGGAACTGATCTCGAAGCTGCAGGGCCTCGGTCGCCTCGGCACCCTTGTGCGCCGTAATCGCCGCACCGTGCAAGGCTTCAGCTTCTCGAATCTGTTCATCCAGCTGCGCGATCCGTTGGTCAACCTGGTTTACGTCAACCCGGTCGAATCGAGCGTCCACCTCAGACTGCCGTCTTTCCAGTGCCTCGTTGCGTTGACGAAGGAACCGCAGCTCGACACGGTCGTTTCGCTCGCGTTCCCGCCTGCGCTGCTTCTCGCGCTTGCGCCGGGCACGGATGCTGGACCGGTCATCTTCGTCCTCGTCTTCCGCTCGACCAACTCGCTCGTCTGGTTCGTCTTCATCGTCCTCACCTTCTTCAGAAGCTCGATGCTCCTCAGACTCGGCATGGACTTCTTCAGCTTCCTGTTCGGCACCCGGACCTACAGGAATGATTTCCGGCTCTTCAGCCGTCTTGCCGTCTCCGGCTCCGTTTTTCTTCTCGGCCACGTTTACAACCTCTTATCAGGGGTTAGAGGATATAAGCGACCATGCCAAGGACTTTGTCCTCGGGCACTTGGCCGATTAGATCCAGATCGTTGAAAATCACGAAAAGTGATTTGCCGTCGATGCCTTCGGCATCAACCCACCAGCGATCACCGCCGTATTTAGGTACGCGCGCATACTCGCCGGGTTTTGCCCAATCGCCTTCCGGCCAGGGCTCCATCGTATCGCGATTGTGAAAGGCAACTGGGCCTAACGCGATGATCTTTCCGACCTGAGTATTCCACTGGTCAGTTTCCCGAGCTTCCTCGGGTAGCCAGATCCCGCTCTCGAGTTGTCGAGGGGGGGTTCTGAGTTGGACTAGAACGTTTGACCCGTACGGCTTCAAGCCGGGGTCTGCCTTGGGAAATGCCTCTTCCAGGGTATGGAATCGGTATGCGGGAGGGGGAGTCTTGGCGTCTGCCGCTGCTCGCACCTTGGATAAGGCGCCTTGCGACACTGCCCGACTCCGAGTACCCCGACCTTCGTCAACTACGTTTCCGCTCACCTTGTTTTATCCTCTGCTTGCTCGATCAATGCTGAAAAGCGCTGCTCAGCTAGCAGAATCCCCTGGTATATGCCAACGTTCTTACCATAACCGAACTCTGTCTGGTCGCTCGTGGAGGGAGCAAGAGCTTCGGCGGCGTGAGTCGCTTTCAGCTCCTGCAGAACCTCCAGGAACTTGTCTGGCAGCGCCATCGTATTCGTTCCTGGTTAAAAAAGCAAAAAGACCGGTCTACTTGCCCGGCATCTTCTTAAAGCCATGGGAGCCGTGCCCCGGCACTCCCTTACTGTGCCCATGGCCCTTTACGGACCCTCCCGTAGCATACTTCTCCTTTGTGGGGGGACCGGATACGGGAGGATTCTTGCCTTGGGCAAGGTTCTTGTGCATTGGTACGTCGTTACTCACTTCAGGTTCTCCTAGATTTTCCACCAACGTTGACTAGACCAGATCCACATCGTTATGCGATTGGGGTCTCTCGGCTGCGCTACTCTATCGCAGTCGCCGCAAAGATGCTCTTCAGTTATGCGTACTTTCGGAGCCCTACACCGGACGCACAGGCCGAGGGGCTGTCCCGTCCTCCCCTTGGGCAGCGTTTTGACGCTTGGCAATGACGTGCCTTTGAGCGCGCCACGCCGCAGTCTCAACAGCAGTGATCGCGAGGGAAAGCTCACGAGAGGAGCCAAGGGAACGGCAGAGGCTGAGAAACTCGGCTTCGAGATCTTTGATTGCCGAGATCTGAGCTTGTTCTTCTTTCGAGAGAGGCGGATCTTGGTTTCTTCCACCTGGCTCGTCTTGGCTGACGACGAACTCACTAAGCATTCGTCTTCTCCTGAAGCAAGTAGGCTTCCAGCTGCCAGACCTTGTCCCTCGCCTTCTGTAGAGAGAACTTCATTCCCAAGTCCTCCCGGAAATTCTCGGGGCTTACTACGGCGGATTCTCCGATCACTGTGAACCCGTTTCTCAGGACTAGAAGACATATCATATGCTTCCCGTGATAGGTATGAAATTCCGTAGACACGATTACCTCATCGATCTTCTCCGGGCTCAAACGGGGAGCATCTAAACCACGCTCTACCAGCTCCTGCTCAACCTTGTCTTCTTCTCGCATTTTCTTACCCCTGTTAAAAGAGGCGGGGGTGAGTCCCCGCCCCATAGATTACCCAGCAGTCTTTTGAGCTGCCGCTTCCTGCTCCGCCTTTACTTCCTCGTGGGGCCTCGAAGTCCCGAAAACGTGATCGTGAAGTTCGATCATCACTTCTTGGATATCTTTGCCCCAACGGGTTTCGATGTCCTTGATTCGGTCTGCAACCGGTCGGGACTTCTTGGCCTCGGTTTCCACTCCTTCGGTAGCATCAGAAGGGGGGTTGGATTCCGGCTTGGTCTTGTTTGTTTCATCAGTTTTCTTCGAAGTAGCCATTTACTTTAGCCTCCACCGGGATTGGTCGGACCTTCGTGCCCGCCGATACCGGTTCCTGTTGAAAGATTCGTTGAATGTCCAGTTTCTATCTTAGCAGCCGCAATATCGAGGGCAGTAGCGTTGTCCTCGGAATTGATCTGCTCGCGGGCTTGGATATCCTCCTGAGTCCGCTGGTCATCCCCCTGCTGCTCCAGCACCGTCTGCTGTAGCTTTGCCTGATTGTTCTCTTTAGCCGTTTGCGCCTGCGTCTGGATCTGAGCCGTCTTGACCTTCTCGTCGCTGGCGATCTTCGCCTGCATGTTCGGGTCAGTCGGGATCGAATTGTTCTGCTGGCTGAGCTGCTGGACCATCTGTAGAGCCTGCTGAACGACCTGAGGAATCTGAGCCAACGCTTGAGCAGCGCCTTCGACTACCTTCTTCGAGGCAGCCGCCAGAGTCTTATCCATCTCGGCAGAGACTCCCTTGTCCTTGATTTTCGATAGAACACCTACGTCTGTCTGCGCCGCTGCGGAAGCCACCTCGTGAACGTGGGTAACGTACCAGTAAGCGATATGCTCTTTTAGGTGGTTCAAAGCAGCAGGCAGGAACGTCGGTGCAATAATCGGTAACTGACCGAGGAAAGGAGATGTCATAAAATCGAGCAGCACTTGGATATGTGCTAGGTGGTCCTGCTCGGGGAAAGCCGCTACCGGTCGGCCAAGGACCATTGCCAGGTTTTCGTTTACCTGGTTTAGCTCCTCGATCTTCGGCTCTGGCTTGAGTAAGTCAACGGCATTCGGGATCTTGGTTCTCTCGAGAATCAACCTCTCGACTTTCCTGCCGTCATAGAGTTCCGGGTGCAAGTCTGCGCGCTGCTGCACTATCTGCAGCTGTGCAAAGCGCTGCACATCGGAGAATACCTCCGGGTCCGATACCGGTATGACGTCTAGCGGCCCTTCGTAGTCGCTATGCAGGGCCAAACGCTCCCCGGTGTCGTCTACAATCTCATCGTCCGTGATATAGAGTCGATTGATACGATGCAGGACGCCGATGACTCGGGTCATCGCTCCGTGCAATCTCTGGTGGATCGCCGAGAGAACTTCCATACCCTGCTCGATCAGAGCCAGAGTAGTTCCTACCGGCATGTTCGCGCCCGAGTTCTTCTCGAGACCTTCGAACGTCGTACGTACGAGGCTCTCACCCTGTTCCGTGCACCATCCCAGAAGTTGGAATAGCATCGCCGACGGTGGATTAAACGGCAGCGGCATGATTACTTCGCGAATGTCCTTCGCGCCAACGCCGCCTTCGATCTCGGTCAGCTGCCCGATATTCAGGGTGATAGACTGCCCCGCCATCCCCGAGCCCTTGAGCTTGATCGCGGTAGGCAGGTTGTTTACGAGCGCGCTGTCGAGCAATGCACGTACGGCCCCGGTGCCCGCTCCGACGAGAGATCCTATCAGGTGGATTAGACCGACAGACTGCGCACCGTCCCACGGGATGAACGGGAAGTCGATGAGCCAGCAAAGATTCTCTTCGAGGGTGTCTTCCTCTTCCCAGTTGCGAACGACCGACAGAATTTCTCGTCCCGTCACGTCGATCTCTACCAGGTAAGGCTTCGGTCCCTCGCTCTCCGGGTCGAACTGAGCGTCGTTCGGACGATCACCGGCTACCTTGAACTCGTAGTCGTTCTCGAGATCCAGCAAGCATTCGCTCACGTAGATCAAACGGTCGCCGTCTTTGTTCAGAGCGTTCTTGTCGAGCCCCTGTACCTTGTCGGTCGCCTTCTGCGCTTCGGTTTCCTCGTTCCGCATCGAGGGCGGGGTAATGGTCGCTGGCTTGATGTAATACCCGTGCCTTATGCGTGACTCGAACTCGTGCTGACTAATCGTCATCTGCACCGTTCGACGCTCTGCCGAGTAGAAGTCTGCAGCCGCCTGCGGAATAAATACGTCATCAATACTGAAGAACGTCGGTACTGGACGATTCTTGACGGAGTCGTATACCAGCCGAATGTACTGCGAGCCTGCCAGGGGTTGCTGAGAGAGCAGCTTCTCCAGTACTGGCCGGAATTCCGGCATCTGTACCTTAAACTGCCAATTCAAATGCCGAACCTTGCGCCCGGCCTTCGCTACCCGCTGTGGAGTCGGAGTCCCCAGTATCTGATCCCGTACGGGACCGGTCGGGGGCATCAGCTCGTTAATCGTATGAG